TTCAGCCAGATGCAGCTCTGGCGGAACACCTTCGCGGCCCAATGGGAAGAGGTTGCGGAACTGGTCCTGCCGACGAGCCGGAACACGTTCTTCTACGGGAACTTCAACTGGCCCGGCCAGAAGAAGACCGACCGGCAGGTTGACGCGTCCGCCATGATGGCCCTGAGCCGCTTCGGTGCGATCTGCGACAGCCTCCTGACGCCGCGCAACCAAATCTGGCACGCCCTGACTAGCCAGGACCCCGAGCTGAAGAAGGACCGGGACACCCGCATCTGGTATCAGGAGGTCACGCGTCGCCTGTTCGCCCTGCGCTACCAGCCCATTGCGAACTTCTCCGCGCAGAACCAGAACAACTACCAGTCGCTCGGGGCCTTCGGCACGGGCGGCATGTTCGTGGACCAAGCGGTGGACGCCGCTGGCCGCCCCATGCGCGCGCTGCGCTACAAGGCGATCCCGCTCGGCGAGCTGTTCCTGCACGAAAACCATCAAGGCCTGATCGACGGCTTCATTCGCTGGATGCGGCTGACCCCCCGGCAGGCGTTCCAGAAGTGGGGCGCACGCGTCCCGCCGAACATCATCGCGGCCATGGAGAAGCACTCCGAGACGCCGTTCAACTTCCTACACCGCGTGATCCCCAACTCCGACTTCGATCCGTCGAAGGTCGACCAGAAGGGGATGCTCTACACGAGCTACTACGTATCCATTGAGGGCATGTCGCTGCTCCAGGAGGGTGGCTACAAGACGTTCCCGCTGGCGGCCAGCCGCTACGACCAGACCCCCGGCGAGACCTACGGCCGGAGCCCGGCCATGATGGTCCTCCCGGCGATCAAGACCCTGAACGCCGAGAAGCGCACGTTCCTGAAGCAAGGCCACCGCGCGGCCGACCCCGTCCTCCTGACGGCCGATGACGGCCTCGTGGGCGTGTCCCTGCGGCCGGGCGCGATCAACAAGGGTGGCGTGTCGCCGGACGGCAAGCCCCTGATCCAAGTCCTTCCCTCCGGTCAAATCCAGATCAACAAGGAGATGATGGACGAGGAGAAGAGCCTGATCAACGACGCCTTTATGGTCAGCCTGTTCCAAATCCTCCAGGAGACGCCGCAGATGACGGCGACCGAGGTCATTGAGCGGACCAACGAGAAGGGTATCCTCTTGGCCCCGACTGTCGGCCGCCAGCAGAACGAATACCTCGGCCCCATGATCGAGCGCGAGCTGGACCTCATGGCAACCCTGCATCTCCTGCCGCCCATGCCGCCGGCTCTGCGTGAGGCGCGCGGCGAATACCATGTCGAGTACACGAGCCCCCTAGCGCGCGCCCAGCGTGCCCAGGAGGCCGCCGGCTTCATGCGGTCGCTAGAGACGGCCACGACGGTCGTCAACGCCACCCAGGACCCGTCCCACCTCGACGTGTTCGACCTGGACACGGCCCTGCCCGAGATCGCCCGCATCCAGGGGACGCCGGAGAGCTGGCTGGCGAATGACCAGCAGATCGCCCAGAAGCGCCAAGCGCGCGCCCAGGCCCAGCAGCGGCAGGAGCAAATCCAAGCCGCGCCGGCCCAGGCCGCGATGATGAAGGCTCAAGCGGTCCAGGCGAAGGCCGGGATGGCGAATGGCGTGGCCCAGGCCCGTGGTCAGCCGGCCCCGAACACTGGCGGTGGACAAGCTGCTTCGGTTCCTGTACAAGGCGGCAATGCACCCGGACCTGGAGGCCCGCAATGATCCTCGCTACGCTAAGCCATGAAGGTGGCCTGACCGTCTTCCGCCGCTACGACACGCAGCAGAAGCAAGGCCTGACCGATGAGATGATCATCGGCGTGGAAGGCGAAGTAATCGAGGTTCAGCCTGAAGACTTGCAGACCTTCCGCGAGAGACCCTACACGTATCCCTTCAGGGATCGGCAACCGGCCAACTGGAGAGAGGTCGATGGCAAAGAGTATCGAAAGAGAAATTGAAGAGATCGGCGCAACGCTGGACTTTCTACGCCAGCGCAAGCGCGCCTACCAACTCACGTTCGGTTCGCCGGCCGCGCAGGAAGTCTTGATAGACCTTGCGTCGTTCTGCCGAGCCAACGAGAGTACGTGGCATGACGACACGCGGAAGGCCGACGTTTTGATCGGTCGGCGCGAGACGTGGCTGCGTATCCAACAGCATCTCAACCTCTCCTCTGAGGAGTTGATGACGCTCTACTCGGGCCGCCCTGTGGTAAGGCTCATCACCGAAGACCAAGCTGAGGAAGAAGACAATGGCTGAAGGTACAGAGAACGCAAACGGAACGGCTGATCCTGCGGCGGGCGGCGGCTCTACTGGAGACCCCTGGTATAAGGGCGTCGCCCCGGAAGTAATCGGCCACCTGGAAGCTCGGGGCTGGAACACCAAGACCCCCTCTGAGGTCGCCGTGGAAGCCGTGAAGGCCCACTTCGAGGCCCAGAAGTTCATTGGCGCGCCGCCGGATCAGGTCGTGCGAATGCCGAAGGACGCCGCCGACGAAGCCGGCTGGACCGCCCTGCGCGCCCGTCTGGGCGTACCGGCCGACGCGACGGGCTACAAGTTCGATGACATCAAGCGGGCAGACGGGTCCGCCCTCGCCGCCGATCAGGCTGCGTTCTTGGCCCAGACCGCACTCGCCGCCCACTTGCCGCCGGACGCCGCCCTGGAGGTCGCCAAGGCCTTCACGAAGTTCCAGGACGATGCCGCCAGCCGCCAAGTGGCCGACCGGACAGCCGCGATCACCACGGCCAAAGAAGCCCTCAAGAGCAACTGGGGTCCGAACCACGAGGCCAACCTGTTCGTCGCGAAACAGGCCGCCGCCGCCCTGGGCGTCACTCAAGACCAAGTGGACGCCCTGGAAAGCCAGATCGGCTACGACAAGGTCATGGAGATGTTCCGCTCCATCGGCACTAAGATCGGCGAGGACAAGTTCGTCCAGAACCTCAATCCGAACGCGGCCGGCGTCATGACCCGCGAGCAGGCCTTGTCCAAGAAACAAGAGCTGATGAATGACAGCGTGTGGACGAAAGCCTACCTCGACGGCGACAGCGTGAAGGTCCGCGAGATGACCGCGCTTAACACGATCATTGTGGGTTGACAGACAGCCAGATCGTGATATCTTAAGACCGTCGCCACCCGGCTCGCGCAGGGGAGCGGCAGGCAGGCCGGGGTGCGTGCGCGACACTCGCCCCGGCCGGCCACCGCCCTACACCATCTGGAGGGGCGAAGGTTTAGCGCGAACTGAGCCCCCTACTCGGACACGGCTCCCACGATAAAAACCCTCACCCAAAAGAAGGTGGCACAAGCCATGTCTGAGAACCTGTACGAACTGTTCACTACGCAGTTCTCCACCAACCTCGAATTGAAGCTCCAGCAAATGGGCTCGAAGCTGCGCGGCAAGGTCCGCGAAGGCTTCCACGTCGGTAAGCAAGCTTCCCCGATCAACCAAGTCGGCGCGATCCAGCTCAAGGCTCCGGCCGGCCGCTTCGCCCCGAAGAACCGCACCGATGCGCAGTTCACTCGTCGGTGGGTCTTCCCGCAAGACGGCGAGATCGACCAGCTCATTGACAGCTTTGACGAGCTGAAGACTATCGTGGACCCCAAGTCCATGTACTCGGAAAACGCCGCCATGGCCGTTGGCCGGGGCTGGGACGACTGCCTGATCGCAGCCGCCTTCGGCACCGCGCAAATCGGCGCTGATGCGGGCGGCCTGTCGCCGGAGACCTTCAATACCTCCTCGACCGTGGCCAACGCCGGCTTCCGTGTGGTCTCCACCTTCGGCTCCTCGGCGGCCTCCGGCCTGACCGTGTCCAAGCTGATCGAGACGAAGCGGACCTTCCGCCACTACCACGTCGATATCGACACCGATCCGCTGACCCTGATCATCGGCTCGCAGCAAGAGAGCGACCTCCTGAACCAAGTTCAGGTCGTGTCGACCGAGTTCAACGACCGCCCCGTGCTGGTCGACGGCAAGGTCACGCGCTTCCTCGGCTTCGACATCGTGGTCTCGGAACGTCTGGCCTACGGCTCGAACCTGCGGAACGTCATCGCCTTCGCCAAGTCCGGGATGTACCTTGGCATGTGGAAAGACCTGACCAACCGCGTGTCGATCCGCAACGATCTGTCCGGCGAGCCCTACGATCTGTACTCCTCCACCTCGTTCGGTGCGACCCGCACCCAGCCCGGTAAGGTCGTGCAAATCCAGTGCTCCGACACCACGGGGGCCGATATCACCCCGTAATGGTCCTGACCCCGGCTTCGGCCGGGGCCTACCCTAAGCGCCTGTGAAGGAACACGAACATGGCCCAGACTTCCAACCTCAAGAGTGCGTCGATCACGAACCTCGATAGCATCCCGACCGTCGCCAACAACACCGGCGAAGGCGCTCCAGCCTTCCTGCGAGTGGTGGACGACTATGTCACCACCCTGTCGGGAGACAACACCACCTCGACTTACAAGGTCGTCCGCATCCCCTCGAACGCCGTCGTCAAGTCGGTGAAGATCGAAAACGAAGCGATGTCGGCCGGCGATGTCGAAGTCGGTCTCTACTACAGCGACAGCACCGTGGATGGCACCCCGGTCGGCGTCCAAGGCACCGTCCTGAACGCCACCTTCTTCGCCACGTCCGTGTCTTTGGCCTCGGCCGCTGGCCCGACCGATGTGACCAACGAGAGCGGTAGCTACACGCTGAACCTGCGCAGCGAGCCGATCTGGCAAGCGGCTGGTCTGACGGCGGACCCCGGCGGCT